GACCGTACCACGCGCGTTAGCCGGCAAAATTTTGAAGTCCGTTTTCAGGGTAACAAAATTAAATTCAATGGTTTCAATAGCTTGAAAATAGGCCAAAACGGGATAGGCCAAAATGGCATAATGGGGAGGGGTGAATATGAACAAAAAAGAAACCATCCAGATCGCAGTTGCCCTAACCGTCTTTATCGGCGCCATCATCGGCGTCAACGCCCACTTTGCAAAAGCCTCCGACCTTGAACTCGTGGCGATGCGGCTCGAGCAGAAAATCGTCTCTGACGCCTCTATGCAGATCGAGGCGCGCAAGTGGCAACTACTCGACCGGAACACCGCGCGCGATTGCTCGGACATAAAAAACGAACGGGACAAGGACGAGTGCCGGGCGCTTGAGCAGAAGGTCCGGGAGCTGGACAGAAAAAACCAGATCCTGATGGAGAAAACCGCTCCGGGTGTGAAGTAGGGGTGAAGCAATGGCAACTGACAAAGACCGCATAACCCACATTTTCAAATTCATGGAGTACGACGAGCTCACCGACGCGCAACACGATCTCGTCGAATCCTTCGAGGAACAGTTCAACCGGCGCGGGACCCTCTCGGATCGTCAACTCGAAATCCTTGAGGACATTTTTGAGAAGGCAGCGGAACGGTACTGAGAGGTGTATATGATCTCATTGGAAATCTTTCCCGGCCTATGGTGGCGGCAGGTCGATACAGTGGATTTGCCGCAGGATGGTCAACGGCTGGTAAGAGAGCTTGAAAGGCGCTTTTTGCACCACACGGTTTCATGGATTGAACGTGATTGGGATAGGCAGAAAGATAATTTTTACAACCTATGGTTGAACGCGAACATGGTATTGATTTGTCAAGGCGTGTTGGGTCTGAACTGGCGGATGGAGATGATCTCGACCGAAACCACCGATAAGCATTTCATCCGGCACAACGGAAGGCTGGTCTTTATGATCGAAGGCATCCACGGAGAGCCGCACGATTGGGGTAAGAAGGATGAAGCGGGGTGAAGACGCCCAAACCAAAGCCGCGCGCGAAGCCGAAGCCCAAAGCGAGGCCGAAGCAAAAGGTCAAACAGGTTGAGAAAAAACAAGGCGAAAGAAAACCGGCCAAGCGCAAATCCAAAGGCATCGACGGCCAGCAGGCGCGCCAACTTTTGCTCGACCAGTATCGCCAGAGAATTTCGGAAAAGAAAACGCTGCGCCCCAGCGAGATCAAGCACATGCGCCAGATCGAATCTGAACTCGACCAGGCGGCCGGGGCGAATGGGGCAGGCGGGACACCGAAGGGTAACGTCATCCTCAACATGGACGATGCGGCCGCCTACTGTGGCACATCGAAGAAAACAGTCTCGTATCACATCAAACAGGGCAAGCTCAAACAGAACCCGGACGGAACATTCGCGCGCGCGGAGTTGGACAAGTGGCTTTCACGATACGGGCGACCGTCCCCCAGCGGCGAGGCTGGCCAGTGCGACTCAATCCGCGAGCAGCAGGAAAAGGCCGAGCTGCGTTACCGGCTCGCGCGCGCGAAGCGGGAGGAAATCTTGACGGGGCAGCTCGAAAAGACCCTGGCGCCCTGGGAAGAAATCGAGCGGGGTTGGGGCGAGCGAATCCTCCTGGTAAAGTCCGCGCTGGATGCCTACTCGTCGAGATTACCCGCGCTGCTCGTGGGCCGGAAGCGCGAGGAAATGGAAGAGATCATCAAGGGTGAAACGCGCGAGCTATTTTTGAGATTTTCGACGGAGGGGCGATATTGCCCGGAGTGTTGAATGCTTCATGACGATTAGGAGGTGAGTAAAAGCTGATGCCCCAAGCAGCAGTAAATATCTGGCGCGAATACGAGCGCGATCTCTGGGCGCCTAAAACCGAGTTGACGGTTTCGGAATGGTCCGAGCAAACCCGCGTACTCTCGTCAACCTCCGAAGAGCGCGGGCCGTTCCGGTTGCGCCGGGTCCCCTATATGCAGCCGATCATGGACGCCTTCGATGATCCCGAGGTCGAGATCATCGTCATGTGCAAGCCCGCGCAGATTGCTTATACGACCGTGCTCGAAAACATCATCGGGAAATCCTCGACCGAGGAAACGAATTCAGTCCTGCTCGTCATGGCCGACGAGGACACGGCCGAATACGTCATGACCGAGCGCGTGCATCGCATGTTCCAGGATTCTCCGAAGCTGCGGAAGCACTACGACAACGGGAAATTCAACCGCGATTCGATCAGGCTGCAGAATGGATCATATATCGAAGTGGCCTGGGCAAGCTCGGTCGGCAAACTCGGAACAAAGTCGTTCCGGATTATTCTGCTCGACGAGATCGACAAGCCCGGCTACTACGCGGCGAGTAAAGAGGCATCGCCGATCACGCTTGCCGACGAGCGGGCCGAATCGTTTTACCGGCCAAAGAAATTCCGAGGGTCAACGCCCACGCTCGACACCGGGAACATCTGCCGCGAGATTGAAAGCTGCGATGTCGTTTATGACTGGCAGGCCCCGTGCCCGGCATGCGGAGTATTCCAACCGCTGCGCTGGGGGCCGGCCTATGCCCACTGGTTCAAGGACGGCGTTTATCGGGCCGATGACGGAACCTGGAAAAAGCTGGGGCAGGTGAAATGGATCGGGGGCCGCAACGCGACGGCGAAGCAGGTCGCGGCCGCCGGCTACGAGTGCGGGAGCTGCGCGGCACTTTGGAGCACGGTCGAAAAGGATCACGCCGTAAGCCGCGGCAAGATGGTTGCGCGGACGGAGTACGCCGGACGCCGGCGCAAGATAGGCTTTCACATCAACCGGCTCTGTTCGCTGCTCGGAAAATCCGGCGACATCCCGAAGCTGGTCGATGCGTGGCTCGCGGCGTTCCGGTCGCGTGACCCGAAGACGATTCAGGGCTTCGTCAACTCGACTCTCGCCGAGCCGTGGATTCAGACGATCACCAAGCGCAGCGAGGCCGAGGTGCTCAAGGCGCGGGCGAACGTCCCGCCGCAAGTCGTCCCGGCCGATGCGGTCGGGCTTACCTGTGGGGTCGATCCGCAGAAGTCCGGCTTTTGGTTCGGGGTACGGGCCTGGGCGCGGGATTACCGCTCATGGCTGATCCACTACGGGCGCTTGGCCGATTGGGATCAGGTATTCGACCTGCTTTTCAAGACGGCCTACCCGGTCGAGGGAAGCGAGCGCAAGATTCGAATCTGGCGCGCCGCGATTGATACCGGCGGCACACGCCTGGCCGAATCCGACCCGTCGATGACCGAGGCGGCCTACTGGTGGATCAGGAAATACGGTATCGGCCGCGGGGCGATGGTCTGGGGCACGAAGGGCGCCTCGAACCCGCTCGCGGGTAAGATCCACGTCGGGAAACCGCTCGACAAGATGCCGAGCGGGAAGCCGATTCCCGGCGGGCTGCAGTTGATCCTGCTCGACACCGACCGGCTGAAGGATCAGTATCACTACCGGCTGAAATCCGCGATCGACGGCGACGGCGACCAGCCGGCGTATCTACACCTCGAAACCCGTGACGACTACGCCCGGCAGATCCTGGCCGAAGAAAAGCGGCTGAACGACAAGGGCCTGCAGGAGTGGGTAAGGGTGAATCCGAATAACCATTTTCTCGACGTGGAATGCCTGGCCGCAGCCTGCGCTGATCCAGAATGGCCCGGCGGCGGGGTCCACATCCTGGCGCGCATGATCGAGATCGAGGCGCAGAAACGGTCAACCTCAACGGGGAGGGCGAAGGATGGCGAGCGCGAACGTGGCGGCGGGTATGAGCGGCCGGCCTGGCTGGATAGGTGAAAAGATGAACGACCAGAAAACGGGCGTCATCATCGGAATTCCCAACATGGCAGAATACCTGAGCGTATCGCGGCAGACCATTTATCGCTACATGGGGCTCGGTATGCCCGGCAATAAAATAAACGACACTTGGCATTTTCACATAAAAAACGTCGAAGAGTGGTTCCAGATAAAAACGGCGGTTATTCGCAAGGATATGGTTGAAGAAATCAGAGCGGGGGCGTTTGAAAATGAACAACACCAATGAATCACTCCACGAATTCATCAAGTATATTGAGCCAAGGTATAGAACGAAGATTTCCAGGATCGCCGGAGAGTATGCCATCGCAAGACCGATTGAATTCCGAAAATTATCAAAAGCAAATTTTATGAAAATGCACGGATGCGGAAAGTCGGCGTTTATCGAATTGCGGCTTGCGATGTTGAAATATGGCGTTCCCTACGCTGACGGCGATAGCATGGAGAAAATAGAGAGCGAGCGCGGATCCCTGCGGCACGGCGTCGTGAAAATGAATGACAGCCTGCGGCTCAGATTCAAGGTTTTAAACCGCGATAAGTTCAAGTGTAGATATTGCGGGCGCGGGCCTGCCAATGATGAATCAGTAATTTTGAACGTCGATCATATCAAGCCGCTTTCATCTGGCGGGGAATGGACCGAAGAAAACATGATAACATCGTGCAGGGAATGCAATCTCGGTAAAAGTGACAAGATTGAGGTTGATCCGGCAGGGCTTTTGGAGGTTCGTTTATAACCCTGTCAAGTTTTTTCTTCTGCCTTGTAGTGCCTCGTCGCGTATCTAATCTGTAACATTTCAAAAATCCAAAAAAATCCCGGTTTATGATGGAGACATCGTAGCCGGGATTTTTATTTATGACGATCAAGACCGCGGCGGAACTGATCTCCGAAGTCGATGACGCGATCAGCGCAACGCTCAAGGCCCAGCAGATGGGCATGGGCGACAAGCTGCTGATGAAGGCGCGGCTGAAGGATCTCTACGAGGTCCGCAAGGACTTGCTCGCGCAGTACCGCTCCGAACAAGGCACCGGAGGTTTAGCGATCAACACCGGGATAGTCTCAAGGTGACATGATGGCCGCTCCCGCAGAGCGCTCCGAAATGTTCAACCGGGCGGTTGCGACAATTATCCAGCTCCTACCCCAAACCCTCCCCAGGGCCGGGGCGAGCCGTCTGGTGGCGGCCGACGGCTCGCCCCTCATCTCTCCATCGACAAACCAGTATCAGCGCCGCGCGGCGTCGAACAAGGGAAGCCTCCGGACCTGGAAGCCGCGGCTACTGACAAGTGATTCGCAAGTCTCCCTCGAACGCGAGGCCATTGTCGCCCGCGCCTCGGATCTCGTCGAATCAGATGCGCACGCGGCCGGCGCAGTCGACACCTACGCAACGCTCATCGTCGGCACCGGTCTCAATCCCTACCCCATGATCGACCCCGTAACGTCCGGGATCAGCAAAGAGGACGCGCGGGCGCTGTCGATCAAGGCGCGTTCGATCTGGCGCAAATGGGGGCCGTGGGCGGATGCGGCCGGCCGGACCTCGGCCGACGGCCTCGAATTCCAGGTCCTGCGCAACCTGATCCACTATGGCGAATTTTTCGCGCTCGTGCACATGATCCCGAATGACCCGGGCAGGCCCTACTCGCAAGCCGTCCGTCTCATAAACCCAACGCGGGTATTTACGCCCTCCGACATGAGCCGCAGGGCGGACATTAAAGACGGAATCGAGGTCGGCGAGTATGGGCAGCCCGTGGCCTATTGGGTGCAACGGGCCGACACGATCACATCGTTGGGGCTTTCCTCGTCAAACTTCGTTCGCATCCCCGCACGCGCGGCGCACCGCTTCAAGGTGCTGCACGGTTTTCTCGCAACCGAGCCCGAGCAGGTCCGGGGCATTTCGATCCTGTCGCCTGCGATCAAAATGTTCCGGGATCTCTCCGACCTCCTCGATTCCGAACTCGTATCGAACGTGATCACGGCTGCGACCGCCCTTTTTATCGAAACGGGCGGCGCCGACGGCTACACCGAGGCGGTCCGGCAGGCGACGCTCTTCGACTCGGCGGCGAAATCAGACGGCACGACCTACGATCGGCGCTATCAGGAGATCACGCCGGGCGCGGTCATGTATGGGGCGACCGGCCAGAAGCCGCACGTTATTTCGGCGCAGCGGCCCTCTGTCACCTTCGAGCCGTTCGTCCGGCTGATCCTCAAGGCGATTTCGGTTGCGGTCGGTATCCCCTTCCCGGTCCTGTTCCGCGATTTCCAGGGGATGAATTACGCCTCGTACCGCTCGGCGCTGCTCGAAACCTGGCGCGTGGTCCGCACCCGGCGGCGGTGGATGGCTCAGACATTTTGCGGCCCGCTTTACCGGATGCTGCTCGAAGAGGCCTATCTCCGCGACGAGATCGACCCGCCCGATTTCTATTCCCGCATTTACGAATATACGGCGGCCGAGTGGATCGGGCCGGCCAAGGGCCAGATCGAGCCGGAAAAGGAAATCAAGGCCGACATCCTGGCGGTCCAGCACAACATGAAATCCCGCGAAGAATGCGCGATCGAGAACAGCCGCGACCAAGCGACGACCTTCGAGCAGCTCGCCGACGAACAGGCCACCATGGAAGAGCTTGGACTCGATGAATTGAAAATCGGCGAGCAGTTGGACGAACCGGATCCGGACAGACCGGATGGAGGCGGGGGCGATGAGGATAACTGATTTTTCCAAAGGGGCGGCGTGGTCGATCGTGCCGGAACGGTTCGAAGCACTCGCCCAGCTCGCGCGCGAAGCGAAGCCGGAGAAGATCAGCGAGGCCATCGTCACGGCCGGTAAAAGCCTCGATGAGCGGCAGCTCTACCGGGTGAACGACCAGGGGGTTGCCATAATCGAGATCAACGGCCCGCTCGCCAAAAATATCGACTGGTTCGACCGGTTCGTGTTCGGGATGTTTGACTACCTCGATGTCCAGACGGCAGTCAAGACCGCACTCGAAGATGAGACGGTTCTCGGGATTGTTCTTGCGCTCGACTCGCCCGGCGGGACCGTGAACGGCGTCGAGGAAGCGGCGCAGGCGGTTTTCAACGCGCGCGGCCAAAAACCGATTGTGGCCTTTTCATCCGGCATGATGGCAAGCGCCGCCTACCGGATCGGGTCAGCGGCCGAGCAGATCATCATCGGCAAGACGGCCGAGGCGGGCTCCATCGGCGTCTTGATGATTCATACCGACTGGAGCCGCCTGGAAGAGCGGATCGGGATCAAGACGACCTACCTGACGGCCGGGAAATACAAGGCGCTCGGCAACCCGTCGGAGCCGCTTTCGGAAACGGCCCGCGCGGAATTCCAGGGCCAGCTCGACCAGCTTTACACGGAGTTTGTGGAAACCGTTGCGCTTTATCGTGATGTCGAAAACGACAAGGCGCTCGCAATGGCGGACGGCCGCATCTTCATCGGGGAACGTGCGGTTTCGGTCGGCCTTGCGGATGAGATCGGCACACTTCAAGCGGCCGTCGATTGGGTTCTGTCTGCGGCTGAACAACAAACTGATAGGAGGGTTTTTTCAATGAACGGAAAACTGGTTGAAATCAAAACTTACGATGACCTCAAGGCCGCAGCCCCGGAGTTGCTCAAGACCGCGGAAGACAAGGCTTTCACACTTGGCTCCGAGTCGACGGACATGAAGCCGGTTCAAAAGGCCGCAGCCGACGCCGAGCAGGTCCGCCTGCTGGGGCTTGCCACGGCCTTCATGGGCGATGAGGACGGCGCGAAATTCGCCGAGATCGTCAAGAGCGGCGTCAGTGTCGAGCAGTTCGCGGCGATTTCCAAGATCCAGGGCGGCGGGCGCAAACAGGAAGACCCCGAGAAGAAAAAGATCCTCGAAGCCCTGCAAGCGACTGGCGCCACAAACCCGGGCGCCGGCGGGGGAAACAATGGGCAGAAGGACTACTTTGCCCTGGTCGCCGAATACCAGCGTGAAAACAAGTGCTCCCGCGTCGAGGCCATGAAGGCCGTCAACAAGGCCGACCCGGGCGCGCGCGAGCGCATGCTGAACCAGGCGAATCCCCACCTCGCGGTGGCGAAGTAACTCGGCAATCAATCAGGTTCCAAGGTGGCCAGGTGGCTCTGAGCGGACATAAAAATTTTTGATAGGAGGAAACCCAATGTTCAGAGAAAGTCCGGTCACCTTCAAATCGGCGGCCACCCTTGAGGCGCATCGCCGGGTCAAGATCGATACCTCGGCCACAACCGCAGACCCGGCAAAGGTCATTTATGCCGGCGCGGGCGAGGATTACGTCGGCGTCACGAAGTACAGCGCCGCAACCGGCGATCTGGTCGCGGTCGATCTCGCCGGCCACGATGGAACGCTCGAGATCACGGCCAAGGTCGGGAGCGCAATCAACGTCGGGACGGTCCTTTACGGCGCCGCATCCGGGAAAATCAGCGATACCTCGTCCGGTTCGGGCCAGGGTGTCGCCCTGCAGGTCGCCGCGGCTTCCGGCGACAACATCGAGGTCGCGCCCTGGAACGTCAAATCGACCACGGCGGCCACGGTTAGCGTCGCAGACGCCGGAAACTTCACGGCGCAAACGACCGTCGAGGCGGCTCTCCAGGAAATCTACAAGCACCTGCTCAACGCCGAAGGCTTCATCCCGGTCAGTCTCGATTGCTTCAAGACCAGCGCCACGGCCTTCGTGACCCCGACCTCCGCCCTCGGTACGCACCTGGCGACCGACAGCACCCCGAAGATCGGGCGCATCAACGGCGCGACCGACCCGGCGCAGGCGATCATCTGGGCCGCCGGCGGTACTGACCCCGCTTTCGCGGTCGTTACCCTTCCGCCGGATCTCGACGATGGGGTTGCTCTCGTCCTGCATGCCCGGATCGCCTCGAACAAGGCATCCAACACTCCGACTTTCACAGTGTCCTCGTATTTCAACGAGGGCTCGACGGCTGTCATCGATTCCCTGGCCGCAGCCAGCGCGACGAGCACATTCTCTGAGCGCACGGCAACCATTGCGGCCGGCGATGTTCCGAGCGGGGCGCAGACCTTGACCTTCAGCCTCAAGCCGGCAGCGCACGCGAATGACATTTGGAGGATCTCGGCGCTCTGGTTCGAATACACGCGGAAACTCTTGACGGCATAACTGGCCGCCGGACCGATTTCAATTCAACGACCATCATGGAGGTAAATAGACAATGAGCAGAGCAAAGAAAGATTCGGCGGTTTATCGCCCCGATCTCGGCCAGGCGGTCATGGAGTTCATGGAAGACCCGGCCGCCGGCATGGGGTTCATTGGAACTGAGATCATGCCGATTTTCCGAACCGCGGTCAATTCGGGTTCATACCCGGTCATCCCCATCGAGGCGCTCCTGAAGCTCGCCAACGTGGACCGTGCCCCGCGGGGCGGTTACGGACGCGACGACTACGAATACGAGCGCGGTCAGTTCGCTACGCTGGAAAAGGGCTTCGAGGAATTGCTGGACGATTCCGAACGGGCGATGTTCGACCAGGAATCCCCCGGCATGGCCGATTTCGTTGCGGCCCGGCGCGCCTGGATGAAGATCATGCGCGGCCAGGAGCGGCGCATCGCGGCCAAGATTTTCAACGCGACGAACTTCTCGGCGAATTCGGTTTCGGTTTGCTGGGACGTTGCGGCCTCGGCGGCCCCGATCGACGACGTGAAGACGGGTGTCGCTGCTTTCCGCAAGCAGTGCGGCATGCTCCCGAGCGGGCTGATCATCAGCTACACGACATTCCTGGCGCTCCAGGTGGCGGACCAGATCGTCGATCAGCTCAAGTACACCTTCCCCGGGATCGATGTCACGAACCTCAACGCGCAGCAGTTGGCGCGGGTCTTCGGAGTACCGAGGGTGTGGGTCGCAGGCGCAGTCTACGACTCGGCCGGCAAGGGCCAGGCGGCCTCGATCTCGGACATCTGGGACGACGAATATGCGGCGCTCGTCCGGGTGAGCAACGGCCAGGACCTGATGGAGCCGTGCGTCGGCCGGACATTCCTGTGGACGGCGGACAGTCCGCAGAGCCCCATCGTCGAAGAGTACCGGGACGAAGAGCACCGGAGCGACGTTTACCGGGTACGGCATCACGTCGCCGAAGAGTTCATCGCCAGCAAGGACGACACCGGGACGGTGGTTTCGAACGTAGCCGCGGCCTGCGTCTACTTGATGGCCAACATCGACACCTAACCGGCGGGGGTGAGCCATGCGGTTCGAAGATGCGATAGGAGGGCTTTCGGCTCCCGAGCAGGAGGCCCTCCGGGTGCTTGAGTCGTCGGGGTGGCAGATCGGGCTTGATTGCAAGCTCGAAGACATGACGAAGCCCGACGGCAATCGGCGGCGGACGTACAGCAACCGGGGGCGTTACGCCGTCGCGGTGTTCTTAAAAAACTTGTCCAGCCGGGAACCCGTTGAAGTTCCCGCTTTCCCGGCCGTGATGAGCAAACCCGAACCGGAGCCGGCCGTTGTCGAGGTCGTTTCGGTTTCGGCTGGAATTTCAGTTGAGGCGGAGATCGAGCCCGCGCCTGCCACGGAGTCGGAAGCAAGAAAGCCCGGCAAAGGCTGGGGCTCGAAGAAAGACAAGCGGAAATGACGATCTTCGACGACGGCGCGGTGGACCTATGGGACACCTGGCCGGAAGCAGTAGCGGCCACCTTCACGCCGTTGTCGGGGCCGGAAGTGACCGGCTTCAAAATCGTCATCGACTCGTCCCTGAAATATCTGCCCGAGGGCTTCGACGCCCAGACGTGGGGCAACAACGTCACGATTGAATATCTGGTCGCCCAGGTAGGCCGCGAAGCGAAGCAGGGCGAGAAGTTCACGGCGGGCGGAGTGACTTACACGGTCGTCGATGTCATGGAAAACGACGGCCGCTTTTGCAAGGTGATTGCAAGGTAAAATGCCCACGATCCAGCTAACGGTCGATAAGACCCAGCTCGACGGCGCGAAGCTCATGCTCGGAGAAATCCGCGGCATCATGGGTAAGGTGCAGTCGCGCGCGGTCAATAAGTCGCTCACGACGGTACGGGCGGCCGCGGTCGATTTGCTTTACGCGGAGCTGAACCTCCGCAAGACCGACATTCGGAATTCCTTCGCAATCTACAAGGCGAGCTATACGGCGCCCTCCGGATCGGTCGTATCGTCCAGCAGGCCGGTTCCGCTCGCAAAGTTTGTCGGTACCCGGCAGCTTGCCCGCGGGCGCGGGGTGTCGGTTCAGATCAAACGCACGGGCTCGCGCGAGGTCCTGCGCCATGCGTTCATGGGGACGATGAAGTCGGGGCACGTCGGCGTCTTCGAGCGCGAGAGCTACACGAAGCGGCCCTATCGGGAGTTCTTCCCCTACGCGAAGCTGCCCGAGCGTTTCCGACTGCCCATCGAGGAAATGTTTTCACTTCGCATCACGGATGAATACGGCAAGGAAGCAATCCTCGGCCAGGTCATGCAAAGGGCCGGCGAGGTCTACCAATCGAATTTCGAGCATGAGCTCGACTACGAATTGAGTCGTCTGAAATGAGCGATCCGATCCGCGAACAGATCATCGACCGCATCATCTCCCGCATGGCAATCATCCGGGAGGCGAACGGTTTCAAGACCGACTGCGGCGAGCACGTCTTCCGGGCGGCGAAGCGGATCGATCCCTCGGAGCTCGACGCGGTTTCGGTATTCCCACGGCGCGAGACGGCGGTCCCGGAATACAGCGCAGTAAAGCCGACCATGCCCGTCGATGTGCAGCTCATTCAGGCGGTTGCGGTGGTCGAGGGCGAAGCGGAATCAACGCGCGCGGCCCGCGTCGCCCAGATGATCGAGACGATGCTCGCCGATGCGATCGAGGCCATGACCGGCGACCGCTGGTCGGTGCCGTTTACTTCCGGGTCCCGCGAGCCGGTTGCAGGGGAGACGATCACCGGGGCGACGAGTACCGCGACCGGATACGTCGAGTCGGTGGCACTTACCGGCGGAACGTGGACGGGTGGCAACGCTGCGGGGACGATCACCTTCCGGCGCAAGACCGGGACCTTTGCCTCTGAAAATCTCAACATCGCGGCCCTGCTCGACGTTTGCACCATCAACGGGGTTGTGACCTGCGCCGAGGCGAAAGCGCTCGTTACGAATAACCTTTCCGACGGCATTTACTACGAGTCGGGCGGCGCGGACGAATACCCTGATCCAGCGGACGGAACGGTCGGAGTGATAGCGACCTTCAACATAACTTACCCGGTAAAAGCGGGCAATCCCTACGCTCAACCATAGGAGGATATAGAGAGATGTCAAACGCTAAAAATGCAAAAGTCCTGATCGAAACCAACCAGACCTTGAGCGCCTACGCGGTCATGACCGACAGCGGCAATCACCAGATCCTGACGCTCTCGGGGAAAACCCTATGGTCGGGGAAATCCGGGTATGCGCCCGACATCCGCCCGAACGGGGTAGTGAGCGGCCGCGGGATGCTTTCGTCCGGGACGACAAATGACACGGTGCGGGTCGCGGCTTTTACTGCATATGCCAAGGGTGTTTTGAAGACGGCTGCCGCGACTGACTTTGCCGTTACCCGCGCGACCCAGGCCGGCTACATCAAAATAAACTCGATCACCATGGCATCCGGCGGCGCGATTGCGGTTGTGGCCGGCGACGAGGGCGCGGCTGAAAGTGCGGTCCGCGATGCGGCCGGCGGTCCCCCTCTGATCCCGGTCAATTCCATCGAGATCGGGCAGATCATCACGACCGGCGCCACGGCTGCGGTACTTGCTACAACCGAGATCCGGCAGAATGGCAGTTACACGGAGCGCGCCTTCGAGCCTATG